ATAATATTCAAACTCAAATAAGAGCAGAACAATATTTTGCTTTAGGGTATTTAAACTCAAATGTAGGTAGGATTTCAATGCGAGTTGGATATGATTCTGAAAAGCATTACAGAAATTGGAAAGGTAGATTTAAAATGTCTCCATATTTAGAAATTAAATACACAAATCCTTCTAATGAGAGTAAGGTTGCGATAGTTAATAAATTTTACAAACGAGACTATTTAGGAAAAGGAAACTATAACGAGCAAGAGTATACAAGTTTCGTAGATTTCATAACATTTGAACAAACTCCAATAAGTTTGTCTGATGTTACTTGTAGTACAAATTGTATTATAGATGACACAAAAACAAGATGGTCATTTAGAACAGATGGAGCATTAACAGACGGATTAGTAGTTGATTGGGTTAATGATACTTTAGCAGACTCAGATTTAACGATAGAATTAAAACCTAACATAGCAAATTTAACATAGGAGTATAAATGGCAGATTTATCAAGTAAAACATTATCAGAGGTGAGGCAAGGTTGGTTGCACTCTATTGTTCAATCTACAGGCGCTATAACAAAATTAAAAGACAATCAGATAGCAAATATTTCTGATGGAGATGATAATAAAAGTACCTTATTTTTAACTAAAGGCAAATCTGTAATGATAGGGAATCTTACAGAAGCAACGCCTCCTACAACAAATACACTTTTTTTAGAAAGCATAGACGACACTTTAACTAATCCTACACTATGCGTTAAAACACATTCATCGGCAAATGCGTTTCAATTTCAAGTTGCTCAAGATGGTGCAGGTACGTTTCTTGAATCTCGAAGACTTGGAACAGACGGTTCAAATCATTTAAAGATTAGAAGTTTAGTAAAAGGTTCGTCTTTTGATGGTAGTCCTTGCAGAGGAAAAATTTCTTTGCAAGTTGAAAATGAATCCGATAGCGTAAAAACAGGACTTTACATAGAAAACAATGGCAATCAAAATTTAGTTGGAATAAATACTGAAGTACCTACTGAGTCATTGCACGTGTACGGAAATTTAAAACTTACTGCAGGTGTATTAAAACAAAGCAAAAGAGTTATATATATAAATCCTGCAAGTGGAGACGACTCTAATAGTGGTTGGAGTGTGGGTACTGCTATAGCAGGCTTTTCAACTGCTATGCAGATGGTGAATAATATGTCAAACACAGACATTCATTTTATACTTCTTGGTAACGATAATTCAAGTTCAGGTAATATATCTGATGCTATGTTTGGAGCAAATGTTCAATGTAAACTAACAAATTGTAATTTAACTATAGAAGGTAGGACTCACGATGGATTAGACCTTAGTAATACAGATACTGAATTAGATTATCCTCATCTTTATTTTTCAATGGATACATCAGGAACAGAAAGAAAAGCGACAGGCTTTACGTTAGAAAATTGCCAAGTCGCAGTTAAATGGGTAAGGTTAGTTACACCTGTTTATAATTCGTCTGTTACTGACGACCCTTCAGGTGCTAATGATGGCTTATTTAAAGCATCTCCATTTGGTGGTTTTGATATACAGTTTTCACATATGAGAACGGAGTTAGGTGACGCTCCTGTTGTTTCAGGAGGTTATGTTAATACTGTAAATATTAATATGTACAGAAATAGAATTATTAGGACAAATAGTGGATTAACATACGGTAG